AACCATCGATAGATTTGAGTCGTTAAAAGGCTTGGGTCTCGAAGCAAAGACCAGAGATTTAAAACTGACAATCGAAGAGGCGAATCAAACGTTAAGCCAGTTGCGTCACTTGGCCGAAATTTCCGGCAGAACCTTATCGTCGCTCGTTGCAAAGATCGGGCGCGGAGGATCCGCGTTTACGGTGAAGGAAAGCCACGAGCTTTCGCGCGAAATTAGGAAAAACCTAACCGATTTGAAATCTGACGAGAGTTCGATATTGCGGGCGCTGCGACCTTGGGTCCAAGGTCTTTGCAGTGAACTAGCCCAGCGTTTAGCGATCGATTTCGTCAATGATTATCGCGCTGTCGGACTATCTGTCGATGAACAAATTACCAACATCCCCTATACGGCAGACGCCCCTAACCAGGAGCGCGAAGCGTTAATCCAGTTTCGCGATTCTATTGAGAGACACAGTTATAAAAGTTACGAAGCTGAAAAATGGCCAGCGGAGGACATTTTGGCCAATCTTCGGAATCATGTTTCGACAGCTCCAGGCGCTGACGACGAATTAAAAGCTAGGAATTTGGCCATAATTGAGTCTTGGGCAGAAGAAGTGAACTACCTATTGAAGTTCAGCGATTTAAAAACACCGCAGCTATGGGCCGACAAATTTTTTCGGTAAATCGCCAATGATATCTACTCAACTTCGATTGGTTTGAACCTGACTATCTCTTCTCCGAACCATTCGTTCACCTGCTGGAGCCGCGCCTGAATCGGCTCCAGCTCATTCATTGCCCAGATCTGCGCCGCTTCCTTGATCGAACCAAAGCCACCAGCATTCTGCGGCACGATGCCCATTAACTGCGGCGGAATCCGCAAGGCGGCCAGCATGTCGTCGCGGCTGATGTTTTTGATTGAGCCGAACTCATCCTTCGCCGCCACCTCACTGACCGGTATCAACTGGATGCCGTCTTTCTTGCCACCTGGTGCGTACATGAACAGATTGCGAAAGTTGCCCGGTCCTTTCGCTGACTTGAGCGCCGAACGCAATGCGGCAACGTCGGTTTCGTTCTGGGCGGTATCGGTCATGTACATGATGAAACCGGCATGGCTGCCGTTGTTGTAGTACTTGCGGCGGAACAGCGTGGCGGACTCGTTGAGCAGCGCGCTCTGCAAGGCAGGCAACCACTCCGGCAAACCGTAAATCTCCTGGTTGATGTCGGCCTCGCGCAGGTGGCAGATCGTGCCCTTCTTGAACTCATGCTCGTCCCGCCAGCCGCGCACCTGGTAATAGGTCTCCAGATCCGCACCCCGGCGCATGTATTTCCCCAGCGCCGGCTGTAGGCCCAGAGTCGTGCCGAGCATGTTGTCGCGCTTTTCCAGGTAGGCATTGCCGCACCACAACCAGTCCAGGGCGAATTGCTCGAAGGTCTGCCGTGACAGCAACCTGTGCGGAATGAAAGTGCGCGCGAGCATGTTGCGCTTGAAAGTGAGCCCCGATTGCAGGAACACACTGGCCCTGGATGACTTGGCCAGACCATCCAGCGACATTGGCGGCTCATACCAACGCCCATTCAGCCAGCATTCGAGGTAGTCGAGGATGCCCCGCTCATCGAGCACTGGGGTTGGATCACCAAAGGTGAAGGCTTCCATGCGTCCGCCAGTAGACGGCAGCAATTCGCCCTCGACAACGGGTTGGGTCGGTGCTGACAGTTGCCGGGAGTTGCCTCGACGTTTGCTCATCAGTAAATCTCCATGAACCCGGTATTGACGGCGGTCTGCCCTTCAAGCGGTTCGTTCTGCAGTGCGTGGAATAGCGCCCAAGCCAGGTCGGCATGGCCGGTTTCGTCGTTGCGCCCAGCGGTGTAGGTGAATTGCCGACCGCTGGCGGTAATGGTTTTGCGAATGGCCATCAGCGACTGGGCCATGTCGGTCCAGCCTGCGTCGAATTCGAGCCGTCCTTTGTGAATCACGTCGTAGGCCTTGAGTACCAGGCGGGTTTTCACTTCCGGCGAATAGCTGAAGGTCACCACGTTCGGGAAGAACTGGCGCACCAGCTGCGCCACGCCAGAGCCCATACCTGTGATGTCGATGCCGATGTAGGTCACCCAGTAGCGCATCGTCACCTGGCGGATGGCTTCGGCTTGGGCGGCAAAGTCCATCCCGCGGAACTGATGCCGTTCAAGCACGCGGAACTTACCGCCAGGTACCATTGGTGGAGCCACCACCACCAAGCCCGAGCTGTCGCCGGTTTCGGCCGGGTCATAGCCCACCCAGACCTGACGATCGGCGAACGGCCGCGCGGCGAAAGGTTTGTAGTCCTCCGACCATTCCACCCAGCTGTCGACCATGCAGGGCTGCAACACGTTGAGCGGGAAAATACTCGCGCCGTCGTCGACGAACTGGCACATGAGCAAGTTGGCGAAGGCGTCGGCGTTGTATTCCAGCCGCAGCTCTTCAAGGTCGAACAGATCACAGCCGCGCTGCTCGGCATCCAGGATGGTGACGATCTGGCGCCAGATGCGGTCCTCGCACAGTCGGCCCTGCTGCAGGTTGTCGTGGGACACGTCCAACTTCAGCCGCTGCGCCGCCGGTTTGCCCTTGTTGAAGCGCTCGCCGGTCCAGAACGTGTAGGCCTCGTGGGCCATGCTCGACGGTGTCGAAAAATAGGTGCGCCGGTATTGCTTCTGCATCGCCATGCCGCTGGCGACCTTGTTCAGTTCATTGAACTTGAACGTCCAGAAGAATTCGTCGAAGTAGAAATTGCCGTGGTACCCCTGGGCGGTGCGAGCGTTCGTGCCCAGAAAGTGCAGCTCGGCGCCGTTGGCCAGAATGATCGGGTCGCCGGTCAGCTCGACACCGCACACCTCGCGGGCGAAGCCTTGGATGTAGGCCTTGAAAATGTGGGCCTGATTTTTTGAGGCCGAGAGGAAAATCTGATTGCGCCCGGTGACCAGGGCATCGATCAAGGCCTCACGGGCGAAATAGTAGGTCGCACCGATCTGCCGGCTCTTGAGAATGGCCCGGGTGCGCTGATTGCTGGCCCGGTACCAATCCAACTGGTAGCCAAAACACCCATCCTTGAAGGCCTCGGTCAGCAGCTCGATCTGCGCCTCGTCGAACTCGTTGCGCGCGGCCTTCTTCTTCGGCCCCTCGTTGCGCTTGGCCAGGTTCGGATTGAGCTCAGTTTCGGTACCACCGCTTTTGTACCGCTCAATCCGGGCCTGGCGCTCCAGCTGGCGGTGCAAGAGGTCAATCTCTTTGAAGTCCCCGCCCGTCTTCCCCTCTTTGAGAATGAGCTGCACCAACCGCGCTTCCAGTGCCCCGCCAATGCGTTCGACATTGTCTGCCCGGTCCCACTCGTCGCGGGTCTTCCAGGCGTGAACGGTTTTTTCTTTTTCGCCCAGCATTTCGGCGATCGCACAGATACGCAGGCCGGTCCAATACAGGAATTTGGCCTGGCGGCGATTGTCACGGACGGGAGTGGCTTCGGTGGTAGTCATAGCGGCGATGCTGCCGCCGCGCGCGCGTGAAGGCGTAGTTCCTAGCCTTGTAGCGCCCGGCGGTACAAGTGCGGCCGATTGCTCGGCAACCCGCCACTGTCGACGATGCACCTCAATGCAACTGCACCCAGCAGCACAACTTTGAGGACCCGCTCAATGAAAAAATTTCGCAGCAACTGGTTCCGCGTCGCCGTCGAGGGCGCTACCTCGGATAAGCGCACCATCAAACGTAGCTGGCTGGAACAAGCCGCCAAGAACTTCAACCCTGCGACCTATGGTGCCCGCATCTGGCTGGAACATTTCCGCAGCCTGCTACCGGACAGTCCGTTCAAGGCCTACGGTGATGTGCTCGCGGTAAAGACCGAAGAAGTCGATATCAATGGTCAGAAGAAGCTCGCGTTGTTTGCCCAGATCGAACCCACCGCCGAGCTGATCGCCATGAACAAGGCGAAGCAAAAGATCTACACCTCGGTCGAAATTGACGACAGCTTTGCCGATACCGGTGAGGCCTACATCGTTGGCCTGGCGGTGACTGACTCCCCAGCCAGCCTGGGAACGGACGTACTGGCGTTTTCGGCGCAGAAGCCTGACGCCAGTCCGTTCAAGGATCGCCACTACTCTGCGACCTCGATGTTCACCGAGGCCGTCGAAACCGAGCTGACGTTCGAAGAGTTCGAAGAGAAGCCGAGCATCGGCGCCCAACTGCTCAGCACGGTGAAAGGCCTCCTGACTGGCAAGCAGGCCAAGGATGACACTGAGTTTTCGCAGATCGGCGAAGCGGTCCAGACCATCGCCGAACACGTCAAAGACCTGCCCGATCAACTGGCCACCGAGAAGAAGTTTTCCGCTGGGCTGAAAACGCAACTCGACCAGTTGGGCAAGGACTTCACCGAGCTAAAAACCAAGCTCTCCACCACACAAGACCACAACCAAAAGACGCGCCCCCCGGTATCCGGCGGCGACAACCAGGTCGTGACCGACTGCTGACAGTCAGCCTCTCTGCCCCCGAATAACGAAGGACGATCACTATGCGTAATGACACACGAGTTCTGTTCAACGCCTATCTGCAACAGCTTGCGCAGCTGCACGGTGTGACTGACGTCACCACCAAGTTCACCGCCGCACCGAGCATTGCCCAGACACTGGAAACCCGTATTCAGGAATCCAGCGCGTTCCTCAGCGCCATCAACATCTACGGCGTATCGGAACAGTCGGGCGAAAAAATCGGCATCGGTATCGACGGGACCATTGCCAGCACCACCGACACCACGGTCAAGGACCGGGAGCCTCGCGACCCGAGCGGCCTGGACAATCGCGGGTACACCTGCACCCAAACCAACTTTGACACCGGCCTGCGCTATCAAAAGCTGGATCAATGGGCGAAATTCAAGGACTTTCAGGCTCGCATCCGCGACGCAATTATCAAGGCGCAAGCGCTCAACCGGATCATGATCGGCTGGAACGGCACCAGCCGTGCCGCGACCTCCAACCCCACCACCAATCCACTCTTGCAGGATGTGAACATCGGCTGGCTGCAAAAGATGCGCTTGGAAAACGAAGCGCGCGTCATGGCTGAGGTCGCAGCAGGCAGCGGCAAGATCGAAATCGGCGGCGGTAAGGACTTCGAGAATATCGACGCCCTGGTCGTCAGCATGGTCAACGAGTTCATCGATCCTTGGTATCAGGAAGATACCGAGCTGGTAGTGATCTGCGGTCGCCAACTGTTGGCGGACAAGTATTTCCCGATCATCAACAAGGTCCAGGCACCGACTGAAATGCTGGCGGCAGACATCGTCACCAGTCAAAAACGCATCGGCAACCTGCCGGCAGTCCGTGTTCCTCACTTCCCGGCTAACGGCCTGTTGGTCACTCGCCTGGACAACTTGTCTATCTACTGGCAGGAAGGCACCCGCCGCCGCACCGTCGTCGACAACGCCAAACGCGACCGCATCGAGAACTTCGAATCGGTCAATGAAAGTTACGTGATCGAAGACCTTGGCTGCGCTGCCATGGCCGAAAACATCATCCTGAGCTGAGGACGGCAATCATGAGCAACCCATGCCGTCGCCACTTTCAACGCGTCACTGCCGCCAAGGAGGCGGCAGCCGTTGAGCCCACCCAGACCATGGCTGGTGCTACCGCCTATGAACACCAACTGAACCAGCTGCTACAGGATCGGCTGCGGCTCAAGCAGATCCAGTCCAACGAGGGCAAGGCTGCGCTCAAGCTCCAGCTGCTGCCTGCCTACGACTCCTACGTCCAAGGCGTACTCGAGGCCGGCAACGGTGCCCAGGACGAAGTGCTGACCACCATCATGGTTTGGCGCATCGATGCTGCGGACTACAGCGGCGCGCTCGACATCGCAGCCTATGTGTTGAAGCACGACCTGCTGATGCCCGATCGCTTCGAACGCACCACCGGTTGCCTTATTGCGGAAGAGATCGCCGAAGCCGCGCTCAAGTCGCAGAAAACCGGCGGCGGCTTTGACCTGCCCACCCTGCACCGCACGCTCGAACTTACCTACGAGCAGGACATGCCCGACGAGGCCCGCGCCAAGTTGTACCTGGCCACCGGTCGCGCCACGGTCGCCGACCTCGATGCCGAGCATCCGGGCCAGCCTGGACAGGTAGAAGCCGGAATCGAGTTGCTCAAACGCGCCATCGAGCTCAACAGCAGCTGCGGCGGCAAGAAGGATCTGGAGGGCGCCGAGCGCCTTCTGAAAAAACTCGCTCCCTTCACCGGGAGCTAACCGAGCGTACCCCGCAACCCCGGCGGCCCGGGGCTGATCAGCAGGATTTCTCCTTTCCTTGCTGTGACGCCCCGGCCACCGCCGACTTAGGGCCGAAACATGAGCGGATTTATTGCCACTGGCAGCACAGCCGAGACCTACGTCATCACCAACGATGGCTTCTGGCCGGACATCGATGGCGCCACGCTTCGTGCCGCCATTCGCCTGGACGGCTCCATCAGCGACGCCCGTCTTGAGGTGGCCGCCGTCAACGCACTGATCCAGGTCAACCAGGAACTGCGTGGACTCAAAACCAGCCATCAAGCCGATGGTTATGCCGCCTTGGCGGACGTGCCAGCCGACCGCATCAACGACGAAAGCTGCCTGGTGTTGCTCTACCGTCGCGCCATCTATTGCACGACGGCCGCCGAACTGTCCGAGCGGTACCGCAGTTTCGACAGCACCGCCGAAGGCAACCGCAATGCCGAGGAGCTCACGCCCTCGATCGATGAATACCGCCGCGACGCGCGCTTCGCGATACGCGATCTGCTCGGTGTCGGGCATTGCACGGTGGAACTCATCTGATGGCCGCCGTCCATGCCCAACAAGGTGAAACCGTCGACGCCATCTGCTGGCGAATCTACGGCCGCACGGCAGGCGTCACCGAAGCTGTGCTGGATGCCAATCCGGGTCTGGCCGACCTCGGCACGACCCTGCCGCACGGCACCCTGGTGCAGTTGCCGGAGGTGGCCCCGCAAGCCGAACAACGACAGATGGTGAATCTATGGGACTGAACACCGCTAACCAAGGAATCCATAACCATGGCTGATCCAACCTCCGGCGTCATCAGCGGCCTCTTGATGGGCCTTGGCCTGGCCACCGCCGTTCCCCTGATCGATGGCAATGCGCTGTTCGGTGCCGTGCTTGGGGCCTGGCTGGTGACCAGCATGAAACACGATCTCAAAGCTTGGCAGCGGGTTGGTTCGTTGCTGCTCTCCGGCGGTGTTGGCTACTTGTTTGCCCCAGTGGCGCTGCTCGTGGTGCCGTTCATCACAAGCGGCGGCGCCGCCTTCGGCTGCGCCTTGGTGGTCATTCCGATCAGCATCAAGGCCATGGTCTGGGTAGAACAGGCCGACTTCTGGGACATCATTCGCCGCCTCCGGGGAGGTAACTGACATGCCGACCATTGCCCTGTTCATCCCCCTGCTGACGGCATCGGCATACTTGCTGGGCGCCTTGCGTCTGGCCTGCTACTCGCGGGGAGAAGCGCGCTTTCGGAGAAGCATTTCGCTACTGGCCAGCCTGTTTGGCGCTTCGCTGTGTTTGTCCGGGTTCGAGATTCTCCTGTACCGCCCGCCCGTGAGCCTCTGGCAGGCAACCACTACCGTGCTGCTCTGCACCCTGATTTTTCGATCTCGCGGCAACGTCGCCGCCTTGCTGAGGCCTAGCGAATGACCACCCTCCTGCGTCACGGCGATCGCTCACAGGCGGTGCGCGATCTACAAAAAAAACTCAATGCTCAAGGTGCCAAGCTGGTCGCCGATGGCGACTACGGTGACGCCACCGAAGCCGCAGTGCGCGCCTACCAGCTGCAAGTGGGACTGGTGGCTGATGGCATAGCCGGTACCAAGACTCTGGCCAGTTTGATTGGGGGAGATTGTCGGCAGTTGCTGAAGAACCAGGATCTGGTCAATGCCGCCAAACGCCTCGACATTCCGCTGGCCAGCGTGATGGCTGTCAACGAGGTTGAGTCCAAGGGGCGGGGTTTCCTGGACAACGGCAAGCCAGTCATCCTGTTCGAACGCCATATCATGTACAGCCGACTGGCCCTGCCCCGCCATGATGACGACGACGTCGAGCAGCTGCAGCAGCACGCCGACCAGCTCGCGGCCAGCAACCCGGCCCTGGTCAACCCGCTCCCCGGTGGTTACGTCGGCGGTACCGCCGAACACCAACGTCTGAGCCATGCTCGCCTCATCGATGACACTGCCGCCCTGGAATCGTCATCGTGGGGGGCGTTCCAGATCATGGGCTTTCACTGGCAGCGCCTGGGCTTCAACAGCGTGCAGGCGTTTGTCGCCGCCATGAGCAGCAATGAGTCGCAGCAGTTCGAGGTCTTCACCCGCTTTATCGAGACCGATCCCGCACTGCACAAAGCGCTGAAATCTAAGAAGTGGGCGGTCTTCGCCAAGCTCTACAACGGCCCGAACTACAAACGGAATCTCTACGACACCAAGCTGCAGCGCGCCTTTGAACGGCATGCAGAATGCGGCTGTGGCCAACCGGAGGCCGCGTGATGAACCTCGACGAGGTGAAAAAACTCAACGTGCAGGACGGCGACCTGTTGGTAGTGCCAGAGGACAGCGATTCGCACGACATGGAACTTTTGATCAATGCGCTTTACGTCCTGATGCCAGCCCGCAAAGTCATCATCATTCGCGGCCCCGTGCAGCAGCTGGACGTCGGCGACATGAACAAACTCGGCTGGTACCGAGCATGAGCACGCTACGCCAGGCCCTGTATGGCTTCGCCTTGCTCGGTGCCCTGGCGTTGCTGATTTGGAACCAGGAACAGCGCATAACGATCGCCAACAAGAACACCGAGCTGACGGAGAAAGACGTCAAGGCTGCCCGTGAGGAGTCCGGTCGCAATCTGGCTACCGCGAACAGTCTGCGCGACTCACTGCAACAGGAGCGCGAGGCGCAGGCCAGCCTGCGCACCCAGCAGGATCAACTGCGTCAGGGCCTAGCCAACCGTGAACGAACGATCGAGGCATTGAAACGTGAAAACACCGAACTACGGATTTGGGCTGACCAGCGTCTGCCTGATGCTGCTCGCCGGCTGCGCGAGCGCCCCGCCCTCACCGGCGCCGACGCTTATCGTCAGTGGTTGTCCGGCCGTGGTGCCGTGCCGCCTGCCCGCGACGGCACCGGACAGTAACGGCGCCTTGCTCACTGACCAGGACCGCGCCGAGGCCGCTTGGGCGGACTGTGCCGCCCAGGTTGATATGGTTTACCAACACCAGGTGCAACATGAACAAGCCCGATAGTCTCCGCGCCCATCTGCTGGCTGCCATCCCGGAACTCAAGCACAACCCCGACCGCCTGTTGATATTCATCGACAACGGCAAGATCCGTTGCACCGGGGCTGCCGGCCTCTCCTTCGAATATGCATACGACCTGCAGATCATCCTGACTGACTTCGCCGGCCATCCCGACAGCGTGATGCTACCGCTGCTGGGCTGGCTGCGCGTGAACCAGTCGGAGCTGCTGGTCAACCTGGACAAATCCGCCGATGGCATCAAGTTCGAAGCCGACGTCATCGACCACAGCAAGGTCGACATGAGCCTGAGCCTGCCGTTGACCGAACGCGTCATCGTCAAGAAACAGGACGATGGCACCTTCACCGTCAAACATGCTGGCGAGCCTCAGTACACGCCCTACGTGCAGGTCGAAGGTTCGATCCAGGTGTTTGCCGACGGCGTTCTCCTCGCCGAATGGCCGGCACCGCCACCGACCGATGCCGTGGCGTTGACCAGCCCGCATCCGCAGCGCCCCACCAATGAGTGACCTGCAAGCCCTGGAGGACTGGGCCGGTCTGCTGCTGCACCGTATCGAGCCGGCAGCCCGCACGTCCTTGGCCCGGACCATCGCACAGCAGCTGCGCCGCAGTCAGCAACAGCGGGTCACCGCCCAACTCAACCCGGACGGCAGCCAGTACGCCCCGCGAAAGCAGCGCGACCTGCGCGGTAAACAAGGCCGCATCCAGCGCAAGCTGAAGATGTTCCGCAAGCTGCGCACCGCGAGTTACCTGAAAGCCCGGGGCGACAGCAACCTGGTCAGCGTCGGTTTCACCGGGCGGATTGCCCGCATCGCCCGCGTCCACCAGTACGGCCTGAAAGACCGAGCCGAACGGGGCGCCCCGGATGTGCGCTACGACCAGCGGGAAGTGCTGGGCTTCACCGATGCCGATCTTGAATTGATCCGCGACACCCTGCTGGCCCACCTGACCCTGTAACCACCTCCGCTACAAGTTCCCCCGGCTGCGCTCGCGTGCGCGTGGCGCCACCATCGGCGGCATGACCAATATCGCCGAACTCTCCCGCCTGCTGGAAAACCTCATCCGCTTCGGCACCATTGCCGAGGTTCAGATGGTGCCGCCACGCGTGCGCGTAAAAACCGGCGACCTGCTAACCGGCTGGCTGCCATGGATCGCCCTGCGTGCTGGGCTGGACAAGGACTGGGACCCACCTACCGAAAACGAGCAGGTCATTCTGTTCAGTCCGTCTGGGAAACTCGCCAATGGCGTAGCCCTCACTGGCCTTTTCAGTGACGAGCACGCCGCCAATGGTGACCGTGCCGGCCTGCACCGCCGCACCTACCGCGACAGCGCCGTCATCGAATACGACAGCGTTGCCCATCACCTGCGCGCAGTCCTGCCCGAGGCCGGTACCACTGAGCTGATCAGTCAGGGGGGCATTCACATCGTCGGTCCGATCACCCATGAGGGCGACTACACCCAGACCGGCAATCAAACCGTCACCGGAAAGGTCACCGTCTCGGATGATGTCGTCGCGACCGGCATCAGCCTGGTCAAACACCTGCACGGCGAGGTGATGTCCGGCGGCGCCAAAACGGGAAAACCGGAATGAACAGAGAAACCGGCGGCGCCATCAATGACCAGGAACACATCATCCAGTCCATTGCCGACATCCTGACCACGCGCATTGGCACCCGGGTGATGCGCCGCGAGTACGGCAGTTTGTTGCCCGAGCTGGTGGACCACCCCTTCAACGACGCCACCCGCCTGCGCGTGTATGCCGCCACTGCCATGGCCTTGATGCGCTGGGAGCCGCGGATCCGCCTCAGCCGAGTGCAATTCAGCGGCGTCAGCCTGCAGGGCCAGGTCGTATTGGAACTGGAAGGCATCGAAGTCGACAGCAACAAGCAACACAACCTGAGTATTCCGCTGCAGCTGGGGGCTAGCGTATGAACACTTTTGTCCCGATCGACCTCAGTCAGCTCCCGGCGCCGCAAATCGTTGAGCAAATTGACTTCGAAGTAATCTTGGCCGAGCGCAAGGCATATGCCGTCAGTCTTTGGCCGGCTGAGGAGCAAGCGGCAATCGCCGCCCGCCTCGAGCTGGAGTCGGAGCCGCTGACCAAGCTGCTCGAGGAGAATGCCTACCGCGAAACCATCTGGCGCCAGCGCGTCAACGAAGGTGCCGTGGCCAACATGCTCGCCCTCGCCCAAGGCACTGACCTGGAAAATCTGGCCGCCAACTACAACGTCGAGCGCCTGGTGGTGCAGGTCGGCAATCCCAATGCCGTACCGCCAGTCCCCGAAGTTCTGGAGAGCTACGACAGCTTGCGCGAACGTGCGCAGATGGCGTTCGAAGGCCTCAGCACCGCCGGCCCACGCAACAGCTACATCTTCCATGCTCGCGCCGCTGACGGTCGGGTGGCCGATGCCACGGCCGAAAGCCCAAGTCCCGCCGTGGTGGTGGTCACCGTGCAATCTCTGCTGGGCAATGGCAGCGCCGATGCGACCTTGCTCAACATCGTCGACACCTACCTCAGCGACGACGATCGGCGACCGGTAGCGGATCGCCTGACAGTGCAGAGCGCGGTCGTTCTGCCGTACCAGGTCCATGCCCGCTTGTACCTGAAAACCAATGGTCCCGAGTCCGAACTCATCCTGGCCACCGCCAACCAACGCCTGCTCGCCTATGTGAATCAACGCCGCCGCCTGGCCATGGAGGTGTCCGAGTCAGCCATCCACGCCGCGCTGCACGTCGAAGGGGTACGCAAGGTCGAGCTGGACGGTTGGGTCGATATCACCGCCACGCCCTACCAGGCCCCCTACTGCACCGGGATTACCCTCACGCAGGGGGTTGAATAATGGGCGCTGTGTCGTTGTTGCCGCGTAATGCCAGCCAGCTGGAGCGCTTGGCGGCCGAGGCGCTCGCGCAGATCCAGCGCACGCCCATTCCGCTACGCCTGCTATGGAACCCCATGCTGTGCCCGGTGGAATTTCTGCCGTATCTGGCCTGGGCCTTTTCCGTGGACCGCTGGGACAGTCAGTGGACGGAAGCCACCAAGCGTGCCGCCATCCGCGCGTCGTATTACATCCATTCGCGCAAGGGCACCATCGGCGCCCTGCGCCGTGTGGTTGAGCCACTGGGCTACCTGATCGAGGTAGTGGAGTGGCACAAAACCGTCCCGGAAGGCGTACCTGGCACGTTCGCCCTGAAAGTCGGGGTGCTGGATACCGGTATCACCGATGAGATGTACCAGGAACTGACCTTCCTCATCGATGACGCCAAGCCCCGCAGCCGGCACATGACAGGCCTGGCCATCAGCCTCGAAACCACCGGCCCCCTCTACATGGGCGCCGCGATCTACGAGGGCGACGAAATCACCGTGTACCCGCCCACTCAGCGCGACATCGAAGTCACCGGCGTCATTGGCCGGGGCGGCCGCGACCACACCATCGACACCCTGGATGTTTTCTCATGATCGACCAGACCTCTCAGTTTTTCGCCATCCTGACCAACATCGGCACCGCCAAGCAGGCCAACGCCGATGCTCTGGGCATTGCCTGGAAGATCACCCAGATGGGCGTCGGCGATGCCAATGGAACAGACCCCATTCCGTCAGCCGCGCAGACCGCACTGATCAATGAGCGTCGTCGCGCCTCGCTCAATCAGCTCAAGGTCGACCCCGCCAACAACGCAATCATCATTGCCGAGCAGATCATCCCTGAAGATGTGGGTGGCTGGTGGATTCGCGAAATCGGCCTGTATGACGCGGACGGCGATCTGGTGGCGGTGGCCAACTGTGCGCCGAGCTACAAACCGGTGCTGTCGCAGGGCTCTGGCCGCACGCAGGTCGTGCGGATGAACATGATCGTCAGCAACTCCAGCAATGTTGAACTGAAGATCGATCCCAGTGTGGTGCTGGCCACCCGCGCGTACGTCGACGCGAAAGTCCTGGAAGAACTGAACAAGCTCGACAGCAAGCAATCCGTGTTGGTGGCCACCACGGCCAACATCGCGTTGGCCGGTCTTCAGACGATCGATGGCGTGGCGGTACCGGCGGGCGCGCGAGTGCTGGTGAAAAACCAGACCGTGGCCAAAGACAATGGCATTTACCTGGCTGCGTCGACGGTCTGGACCCGGGCACCGGATGCCGACATCAATGCCGAGGTGACCTCGGCGCTGTTGACGTCGGTCGAACAGGGCGCCTCGCAGGCCGACACCCGTTGGCAATTGATCACCGATGGCCTGATTGTGCTGGGCTCCACGGCGTTGACGTTCCAGAACGTGACGACCGGTTTTGCCCCGATTATCGCCCCGGCGCTGACCAACCCCACAGGGAATACACCGGCGCAATTCGACAATTCGCTACGGCTGGTTACCTCGGCGTACTTGAAGCGCATGGGGCTTGAATACGGCGACTACACCAACTACTCGGCGTCGGCGGTCTTGACCGTGGCGGACATCGGCAAGGTGGCGGCCTTTGCGAGTGGTGCGGCGATGCTGGCGACGCTGCCGGTGGGGAGTGGCACCATTCCGCGCGGTGCGTTCGTGGGCGTTGTCTGCGGCCTGGGCTCGCTCACGGTGACCTGTGACCCTTCGGAGCAGATTGATGCGATCAACTACGTCGGAAACATCTCGATGGCCCTGGGGGACACCGCCGAGTTTGTTCGCATTGGTAACCTGTGGCGCTTGATCGGCGGCACGGTCGCGCTCAAATACGCCGGCATCATGTCCGGGCCGAACTGGGTTACGCAGCCGCAGTTTTCCAACGACAAGTCCTTTGCCACCACCGAATACGTGCGGCGCCAGGGCCTGCAATATTCCAGTTACCTGTCGGTTACGGCCAACACCGTGTTGACCCTGGCCGAGGTGGGCGGGCTGACCAGCTTTGCCAGCGCTTCACCGTTGGGCTGTACGCTGCCGGCGACCAGCACCATTCCCGCGACGGCGCCGGCGATTATCACCGTCGCGAATACGGGGGCGGGTTTGGTCACGGTGGTGCCTGGGGCGGGCGATACGCTCAACACACTGAGCGGCGTGGTCGGCAACATCGTGCTAGGGCTTGGCGACACCGCCGAATTTCTCCGCCTCGGTGGCCAGTGGCGGCTGATCGGCGGCACGATCGCGGTGCGTTATTCCGCCATGTTTGCCGGTTCTAACGCGGCCAGCGGCTATCAGAAGCTGCCCAACGGACAGCAAGAGTGCCGGGGCACATTCACCGCCAGTGCCACGCCGGGGGCTCCGGTGGCGGTGACCTTTTCGCTTGGCTTTGGTCGGGTGGATGAAATCATTATCACGCCGGTTAACCCGTCTACGACGACTTCTTCAGCCTGGCACGACTCTGCGACTGCTTCGGGCTTCAACGGCCGCTGCAACATTGCATCGCTGGTGTGCCACTACATTGCAAAAGGAACCTCGCTATGACGGTATGGGTTAAGTGGTTGGAAGAAGATCAGGCCTTTGTATTCGAGGAAGTCGACAACGGCGGCGTCGAAATCAGCCAGGCTGACTACACCGCGCTGATGCAAGGGCTCAGCGCCGGGATGGTCCTGATAGCCAATGAGCACGGCGCCCCGGTGCTGGTGGCGCCACCTGAACCGATGATCTGGGCCAAGTGGATCGAGCAAGACCAACGCTTTCTATTCCTGGACAGTGACAACGGTGGCGTAACAATCACCCTGGAAGCGCACCGCGCTTTGCTGGATGGGCAAACCGCTGGCCAGCGCATCGTGGCGGATGCACAGGGCTCGCCGATATTGGCGGCCCCGCTGGGCGCAACCGTGGAAGAGCAGAAGAGTGCCGAAAGGATCTGGCGAGACCTGCAGCTGTCGTTAACTGACGGCGTTGTCTCACGTCATCGCGACGAGGTGGAAAGCCAGATGGCGACCACGCTCACGGCCGAGCAATACACCGCCCTGCAGCTGTACCGGCAGCAACTGCGCGACTGGCCGGAAAATGGCGAGTTCCCGCTGATCGATCATCGTCCGGCAGCCCCCTCCTGGTTGCTTGAGTAGGAACCAAACCTGTAGCCCCCCTCGCTACAACTCCCCGCGCTCGCTCATCCGGCGCGCGCGCGGCAGCCTGTGCAGTGTCTTTCCATCACTGCGCAGGCAAACACCATGGCCGACGAATACCATCACGGCGTGCGAGTCCTCGAAATCAACGAGGGCACTCGCCCCATTCGCACCGTTTCTACCGCTGTCATCGGCCTGGTCTGTACTGCCGAAGATGCCGATGCAACCGTTTTCCCCCTGGACACTCCGGTCCTGATCACCAATGTGCAAGCCGCCATTGCTAAAGCGGGCACTCAAGGCACGCTGGCTGCCAGCCTGCAGGCGATTGCCGACCAGACCAAACCGCTCACCGTCGTGGTACGAGTCGCCACCGGCGCCGATGACGCCGCGACGACCAGCAACCTGATCGGCACGACCACCGCCACTGGCAAGTACACCGGCATGAAAGCCCTGCTCGCGGCCAAATCGCGCTTGCAGGTCACGCCACGCATTCTCGGTGTGCCTGGTCTCGACACCCTGCCCGTGGCCACTGCGCTGGTGGCTATCGCTCAGCAACTGCGCGCCTTCGCTTATGTCAGCGCTTCGGATTGCCAGACCAAGGAAGAAGCGACCGCCTACCGCGAGAACTTCGGTGCCCGCGAAGTCATGGTCATCTGGCCGGACTTCCAGAACTGGAACACAGTCACCAACGCCCCTGTCACTGCTCCGGCCGTGGCGCGTGCGCTGGGGCTGCGTGCCAAGATCGACCAGGAGGTGGGCTGGCACAAAACCCTTTCCAACGTCGCCGTCAATGGCGTCACCGGTATCAGTGCCGACGTGTTCTGGGATCTGCAGAACCCGGCCACCGATGCCAACTACCTCAACGGCAACGAGGTCACCACCCTGATCAACGAGGGAGGTTATCGCTTCTGGGGCAGTCGCACCTGCAGCGACGATCCGTTGTTTGCCTTCGAGAACTACACCCGCACCGCCCAGGTGCTGGCGGACACCATGGCCAACGCGCAGATGTGGGCAATCGACAGACCCCTGCACCCCTCGCTGGTGCGCGACATGCTCGAAAGTATCAACGACAAGTTCCGCGAAATGATCGCCGGTGGCTACCTGATCGGCGGCAGCGCCTGGTACCCCGACGACATCAACGACGAAACCACGCTCAAGGCCGGCAAGTTGTACATCGATTACGACTACACCCCTGTGCCGCCGCTGGAAGACCTCACCCTGCGTCAGCGCATCACCGACCGTTACCTGGTCGACTTTGCCAGCCGCCTCAACAGCTAACCCGGGCCTCCCCTCACGGGGAGGTAACCCAGCGCCAGCCGACCGGAGAACACCGCCATGGCCCTGCCTCGCAAACTCAAGAACATGAACCTCTTCAACGACGGTAACAGCTACCTGGCCGTCGCCAAGTCCGTCACCTTGCCCTCGCTCGGCCGCAAGATGGAAGCCTATCGCGGCGGCGGCATGAACGGCCCGGTCAAGGCAGACCTGGGCTTTTCCGACGACGGCATTCAGCTGGAATGGAAAACCGGTGGCGTTGATCTGATCTCGCTGCGCCAGTTCGGCATGGTCAAGGCGGCCGGCGTCATGCTGCGCTTTACCGGTTCTTTCCAGCAGGACGATACCGAAGAAATGAGCGCCGTCGAGATCGTGGTCCGTGGCCGTCACGAAACCATCGAAATGGGCGATGCCCAGCCGGGTGAAGACACCGAGCACAGCATGACCACCACCTGCAGCTACTACAAACTGATCGTCGACGGCGAAGAGATTATCGAAATCGACCTGCTCAATTTCGTTGAGAAGGTCGACGGCAAAGACATGCTCGAAGCCCAGCGCAAAGCCCTGGGCATCTAACTCGAATAGCCCTCGATCGAGGGCGCACCCCACCTCCTGGAGAACACCATGCCTACGCCTGAAACCGAAAAATCCACTGTTACCGCACCTGAAGAGAACAAGCGCGACGACAACACCGTTGAGCTCGACACTCCCATCCAGCGTGGCAACCAACTCATCAGCACCGTCACGCTGCGCAAACCTTGCGCCGGTGAGCTGCGTGGCATTCACCTGGCCGAACTGCTGAACCTCGACGTGGCCAGCCTGATCAAGGTCATCCCGCGCATCAGTTCGCCCGGCATCACCGCCCCCGAAGCTGCCGGCATGGACCCTGCCGACCTGCTCGCCATCGGCGGTAAGGTCGTCGGTTTTTTGCTGCAGAAGCAGGCGAAGACGGATGCATCCCTCGTTGCGTAGAGGACGCCATGGCCGATCTGGCCGTGGTCTTTCACTGGGCACCAGCCGATATGGATCGGCTGGGCCTGCAGGAACTGATGGACTGGCGCGAGAGGGCGCGGGTTAGGAGTGGTGCCGATGGCCAATGATCTACGACTTCAGGTATTGCTCAATGCCATCGACAAGGCCACCGCGCCACTGCGGCAAATCAGCCAGGGCAGTCTCGAAACTGCTCGATCGCTGAAGGCCGCTCGCGATCGCCTCAAGGAACTCAACACCCAGCAGAAGGACGTCAGCGCCTGGCGCGAGATGCAATCAGCCAACCGCGAGACAGCGGCTGCGCTGGAGGCCAGCAACGCCAAGCTGGGTGAACTCAGCCGCGCTACAGCCAAAGTGCGCCAACAACTGGCCCCCACTCAGGCACTGGTAGAAAAATCCAAACAGAAATTTGATGCGCTCAAGGACACCCAGGGCGAGCTGAAGCGCGAGCTCACCAGCTCACGCGACGCCCTTGGGTTGGTCCGTGATGAGTATTCCAAGGCACGCTCCCAGATTGCCGCCCTCAACGCTGTG